TGATGAACAGCGTTGGTTAACTGCATATCACAATTATCGCGGTTTGTATGACAAAAATGTACGCTTTAGAGAATCAGAAAAATCTAGAATTTTTGTTAAAGTAACTAAAACAAAGGTTCTCGCGGCTTTTGGTCAGCTTGTAGATGTTATATTCGGAGCTAACAAGTTCCCTATTGGCATCTCAGAGACTAAAATACCAGAAGGTATTAGCGAATATGCCCATTTAGATCCTCAAAACCCTCTTCCCGGCATTGAAACTTCAGCAGAAGAAAAGCCTGAAGGTGAGGAAAAGAAAAAAGATAACCCATTTGATGTGGGTTTTTCTGGTGATGGTAAAGTATTAAGGCCCGGAGCTACTTATGGATCTGGAAAGTTTGATGAAACTCCTATTGAGGTACAGGGAGCCGATAAACTCGTAGATGGGCCTAGTCCTAACCCACAAGCCATTCAAGTTAGTCCAGCAAAAGAAGCTGCAAGACGTTTAGAGAAGCTTATTCATGATCAAATTGAAGAATCTAATGGCGCTAGTGAAATACGCAACGCTCTTTTTGAGTCTGCTCTATTTGGAACAGGCATCGTAAAAGGCCCATTTAACTTTAATAAGACATTAAGTCGTTGGGAAGAAGATGAAGAAGGATCTAGGAGATATTCTCCAATTGATGTGCGCGTTCCTCGTATTGAGTTTGTTAGCATCTGGGATTTTTTCCCTGATCCAAACGCTACAAACATAAACGAAGCAGAATATATATTCCATCGCCACCGTATGAATCGCACTAAACTGCGTTCGTTGGCTAAAATGCCATATTTTAACAAAGACGCTATTCGTGAAGCCTTAATGATGGGGCCTAACTACGAAGAAAAAGACTATGAACAAGAACTGAAAGATGACCATCGCACAGGCGAAGAAGGGTCAGGACAGTTTGAAGTTCTAGAGTATTGGGGAGTAATAGACGCTGAGTATGCTCGCCAAGTTGGTATGGATATTCCAGATGAAGTAGATGACCTAGATGAAGTACAAGTTAATGCTTGGATCTGCAATGGTCAAATGTTACGAGCAGTAATAAATCCCTTTACGCCTTTCAGATTGCCTTATCATGCCTTCCCATACGAAAGAAATCCTTACAGCTTCTTTGGTATTGGCGTTGCAGAGAACATGGATGACTCTCAAAAGATCATGAATGGTCATGCACGTATGGCAATTGACAATCTAGCGTTGTCAGGGTCATTAGTCTTTGATGTAGACGAAACTGCTCTTGTGGGCGGTCAAAGTATGGAGATTTATCCGGGCAAAGTATTCCGAAGACAAGCAGGAGTACCCGGACAAGCGATTAATGGCTTAAAGTTTCCTAACACCTCACAAGAAAACATGATGATGTTTGATAAATTCAGACAGCTTGCAGATGAACAGACAGGTATCCCAAGCTATTCTCATGGTCAAACAGGTGTCCAGAGTATGACGCGAACTGCTTCAGGAATGTCCATGCTACTTGGCGCAGCATCTCTTAACATTAAGACCGTCATTAAAAACCTTGATGATTTCTTGTTAAAGCCTATGGGCGAAGCATACTTCCAGTGGAACATGCAGTTCTTAGAGTCTAAGTTAGATGTTAAAGGTGACTTAGAAGTAAAAGCCACAGGTACTAATAGCTTAATGCAGAAGGAAGTACGTAGCCAACGCTTGACTATGTTCCTACAGACTGCTCAAAACCCTGCTATTGCACCATTTATTAAAATGAACAAGCTAATTAGCGAGCTTGCTTACAGTCTTGACCTTGATCCAGATGAATTGATCAACGATCCAGAAGAAGCAGCACTAATGGCTCAAATTATAGGGATGCAAAATAATGTTGGACAGGCAACTGGCCCGGAAGCTGGCCCCACTGGTGAACAACCCGGATCTATGGCTCCCCCTGAAGGAGCACCTCAGCAGCCTCAAGAGCTTGGAGCTACAGGTACTGGCGGTGGCAACATCGGAACTGGAGCTGTACCGCAGTCAGGGGAGGCTGAGTTCTCTGGCTAAGTTAGAGAGTTTAAAGGACAGCGTTAAAGAAGCAATGGAGCGCACGGATGGCTGAAAAAGAAATTAAAAATAGTAAAGATGTAGACGAAGAGTGGCCTAAAGAAGGCAGAGACTATGATACCGTCGATGGTCAGTGGTTCTGGAAGCATGAAAAAATCCCTATGGGTAAAATCAGAGCTGAAGCAAAAAAAAGAAGCGAAGAAGAAAAGGAATCAAAAAGCATGTTAGATAGAAAAAGAAAAGCACCCGGCGGCGAAATTTCTGAAGATATGTCTGACGAAGATTCTTTCCGAATGATGTATAGCTCTTTTAAACAAGAAATGAAAGCGGCTGAGTCACCCGAAGAGCGGAAACGTATCCAACAAAACTTTCAGGAACAAACACAAAACGTAGATCAAGAAGTAAAAATGAATGTGTTTAAAGAAGAAGATAGGACTATGAAAGCTGAAGGCTCATTGCTTACACCACCTGAAATGGGTATGGAATCTGAAATGCCTATAGATACTTTTACACCTGAAGAACAAGCAATGGCAGAAGAGTCACAGGTTCCAGACGATCAAATGGAAGAAGACTACATGGGCTTTATGCTCAACGAATCTTTAGATGAAACAGAACAAGAATATTTAATGGGAGCTTTGGAATCAGATCCAAGGCTTAGTGAAATCTTTGATAAGGTCGTAACGACTGCATCAGAGTTTTCGGGAGCTGGAGAAGTCGAAGGCCCCGGAGATGGTGTATCAGACTCAATTCCTGCGCGATTAAGCGATGGAGAGTTTGTAATCACCGAAGAAGCCACCAGTGAAATCGGAGCAGACAACCTTCAAACAATGATGGATGATGCAGAACGAAAAGCTAGTGGAGGTAAAGTCGGATACGCAGAAGGCGGTTTATTAAGTAATCCTTATGGAATGCCTAATCAACAAATGGAAGAAGAGGAAAACCGCATAGAGCAATCTATGTTGGGTGCTAATCAAATGCCAAGCCTAATGGGAGGAAGACGCTAAAAACAACAATAGTACGGCTACCTTGTATTAACAAGCCCCAGATTTTAAAGACGTTTTAAATTGGCTACCTTGCAAGAAAACAAGCCCCGTAGAAAAGGAGAGTATTATGTCCGAACAGGCATACGAAGAGGAAGAAGTCGCAAACCCGTATAATGCACGTAAACCTTGGCACACACAAGATAGGAAAAAATCTTTAAATGCTGCTGAAAGTTTGTATTACCCGGAAGATGAAGACGAAGAACCTCGACAGAAAAAGGCTACCCGCAAAAAGGCCCCTTCTTCTGAGGATGAACCCAGTACTAATTATAAAAAACGCTATGATGATTTAAAGAAACATTACGATCAGAAACTTTCTGAATTTAAACGTAAAGAGCAAGAACTATTGGATCAAGCTAGAGTAGCTGAACCCCAATACCAAGCTCCTAAGTCTCAAGAGGACTTAGATCGTTTTAGGCAAGAGTATCCTGATCTATATGATACGGTAGAAACTGTAGCTCACATGAGGAGCCAGCAAGAAGTAGAAGCACTGCGATCTAAGCTTTCTGTTATTGAACAGCGGGAAGCAGAAATTGCAGCGCGAGAAGCTGAGACGGCTTTACAGGAACGTCATCCTGACTTTGATCAAATCAGAGGAGATGATGGGTTCCATGAATGGGCGCAGGAACAACCGGATCAAATACAAGATTGGATTTATAACAATCCAAATAATGTTACTTTAGCTGTTAAAGCGTTAGACCTTTATAAGTTAGAAACTGGGAAAGGACAGAATACTCAAAAAAGACGTTCAAATCGTAAGCAGCCACAAAGTTCTGCTGCTGATATGGTATCTACTAAAACAACCAATATAGATGCTAAGGAAGCTAAGATTTGGACAGAAAGTGAAATTGCGAAAATGTCCCTTGACCAATTTGATAGACACGAAGAAGAAATCAATATTGCGATGATTGAGGGAAGGGTTCGTAGAGGATAATCTTTTCTACTTAGGAGTAATATAATATGGCTTATAACCAATCAGACGCTCTATTTGAGCAAGGTACAGACACTAACGGTAACTTTGGTAATTCAGTAGCAGGTCAAACGAACTCGTTTTTCCTACCCAAAGTATATTCCAAACAGGTACTCAACTTCTTTCGGAAGTCTTCAGTAGCGGAAGCTATTACGAACACCGATTATGCTGGTGAGATTTCTGGTTATGGTGACACTGTACGAATCATCAAGGAACCTGTCATCACTGTTTACCAGTATGAGCGTGGCGCAGATATAACTAAAACAGCTTTGACTGACCAAGAAGTTAGTCTTGTTGTTGACACTGCTAACGCATTCAAGTTCATCGTTGATGATATTGAAACTAACATGTCGCATGTAAACTTCCGCGATGTAGCAACCTCTTCAGCAGCTTACGCTTTGCGTGATGCTTTTGACGAAGGCGTAATTGCTACGATGTTTGCGGGTGTTTCTGCTGCAACCCCTAACCACATCCTTGGTTCTGACGATGCAACCGACCTTGCTGCTGGTACTTTTGACGGTACTGGTAACTTGGACATTGGCTTTGGCTCATCTGAGCATGATCCTATTGACGTTCTTTCTCGTATGGCCCGTCTTCTTGACGAGCAAAACATTCCTGAAGAAGGTCGTTGGTTCTTGGCTTCACCTGAGTTTTACGAAATTCTCGTACAAAGCTCATCTAAGCTCTTGTCAGTAGACTACAATGCCGGTCAAGGCTCCATCCGTAATGGTTTGGTAAGCTCTGGTAAGCTGCGTGGTTTTGACATGTATAAGACTAACAACATTGCTGCAACGTCTAACGCTGCTGGTAAGTGTCTTGCTGGTCACATGTCTGCTACTGCTACGGCTCAGACCATCACTAGCACTGAAGTCATTCGTGACCCAGATAGCTTTGGCGACATTGTACGTGGTCTTCACGTATATGGTGCTAAGGTACTGCGGCCAGATGCTATGGTTTCAGCGTTTTATGGTATCGACTAAACTGAACGGGGGCCGTAAAAAGCCCCCAATCTTTTTACACAGGATTTATGTATGCCACAGATAGGAAGTAATAATAAGCCAGTAATGTTTAGGAAAGCGATTGTTTCTCAAGAAAGTCGTTTTCGTAAGGGTTTTGACAAAGATAAATATCAAAGCAACTATGATCGTATCTTTGGTAATAAAAATGAATTAGAAATAGCTAGAGAGACTTCTAAAACTTTTAGCATGGAGCAAGAATAATGTTTAAGAAAATTAAAAAAGACTTTTTAAAAAAAGTTAAGGCTGCTGCTTCAAACCAACAACAGCCTACTATGTATAATTCTATTTCCGCATTTGAGCAGCCTCCTGTAGCGCCAATGGGAATAGGAAACAGAGCTATGTATAAAAAGGGTGGTTATATGATGGGTGGAAGCACTATGACAGAAACTATGCAAGGCCAGATGAAAAAGAAAATGACCGAACCTCGTGGTGGCTATGCTCATGGTGGTAAAGCTATGGGCGGTAAAGCTGATATTGCTGCTATGGAAAAAGCTTGTAGCGCAATGGCCGGTAAGAATAAAAGCGTAACTTACTAATGAAAGTAGACGCTCCTAAAGGTTATCATTGGATGAAGGTTGGTAAAATTCAAAAGCTAATGAAAGATCCTAAAGAAGGGTTTAAGCCTCATAAAGGTGCAAGCAAAAAAGCTAACTTCACAATTCAAAAGGCACACTAATAATGGCAACATTTCTTACGTTAACAAATGAGCTACTGCGAGAGCTGAATGAGGTTGCTTTAACTTCAGCTACTTTTGCAAATGCTATCGGTGTTCAGCAACATGCTAAAGACTGTATTAACAGAAGCTATTTAGACATTGTTAACGAAGAACCTCAGTGGCCTTT